AATGGTTGGGCTAAGTTAGTCGTATTGAAACGCGATGCGGAGAGATGAAGATGACAAATCAAGAATGCAGGCCGAATATATATGAAGCATTAATTGTTAAATTAGGACGTGCGCCAACCCATAAGGAGCAATACAAGGAAGTTAAACGTATTCAACGTGAATCACAGATATGGAAGCAGGCGGCGGAACGGAAAATGACACAGCTAAGTAAATCTGAAATAAGGCATGTAGCCAACGCTTTACGGCAAGCAGCAGCATGGAATAATTGTGTGCAATCTAACGCCACACTACTTAATCACTCAAAAGAAGAAGTAAACGCAGAAAAAGCACAAATTGCCCTGAACGCAAATGATGATTTGGTCGCGGCAGTTAAGCTGACTATTGGTCTGTTACAAGAATTGAACGATGGTGGGGCAAATAACCCAGAGTTAGAAATTTTAAAAGCTGCCCTCGCAAAAGCACAGCCATAAAAATAGGAGACATCATGTTAGCGTACCACAACAACGCAAAACTAAAGGCAAGCATGTCATCAGATATGCACTTTACCATTTCTGAAGGTCTAATTATCCAAGGCATGTCATTTCGTGACGTAGTTAGATGCGTTAGCAGAGTTGAAAATGGTTCGTATAAAACTTTGGAGGAAGAAATAGGCATTCCTAGTTTGATTGCTCAACTGGCTGAATTTATTTTTGAAGGCTTGGAATATGAAAAAGCTAAGAAATTTACAACGGATTTTCTTGAAGCAATTCCTGTTGGTGCTGACTTGTCTATGGTGTGGCCTAAATTAATACACTACGTGATGGTTGATAATGAAGTAGGATTAATAAATTTTGTTAAAACGGAATACAGTAAGTTCGCAATCGAACGCTTGGCTCATTTGTTTATGCGTAAAATTGATGGTGAGATTATCACTGAAAATCAATGGATTTCCGATGGAAAATATTTTCTAAATCGCACTGATTATTATGATGATAAATATGATTCATGCACTGCTACCATTGAATATCAGGTGCGGGCAATTTACAATTTTGAACGCGGCTGTTTCGCTGATGGTGCTATTCTGGAACGTGCTACTAAGAATGCAGCTAAAGCTGTATCGGCTGCTTTTTCGGTATCAATTGGAAGAAAGGATTGTTACTCATTTTGTGCCGCTTATCTCATTAAGCTTTTATCGGAAGCACAGGTGCAATCATGAGTAAATCACGATGCGATTTATACTCAAACCAAGAGCATTTATCCACTGTTATGTTGCACAAACTGCCAATAGTAGGCGACAATATTATCCTTAATAAAAAAAGCTTCACGGTAATTGAAAGAGTTTTTTTATTAGACAGCAAGAACCAATCACAACAATGGCTAAGTTTTTCATTAGAGGAAATAGAACCATGACCATCCAGCAAGCATTTTCAACTTTCTTTATCGTTGGCCTTCTAACTGTAATGGGTTTGCAGACAGCAAGCGCTGTTGAGCGTCACGAAACACGCCGCCAAGCCGCCATTAACCGTGAGAACATTATCGCAAGTTCATTCGATGCGCGTGATGCAAGGCTTGTGAACTATCTGCCAAAACTACCGGTGAAGGAATTGAAATAATGCCAACACTTCGATATACGAAATATCATAATTTTGAGATTGATACCGCAGCAGGAACGCTTGTTTTTGAACTACAATTATCACGCGAAGGCCACACTTCACACGATGAAGTGACTGATGACTATGATATTTTGAGTTTTAAGGTTTTGGATGAAGAAGGCGGCCAGTTATTAAAGCTACTCAACCCAAAACACGAGTTTTTGATTCATAATGGTTTTTGGAATGAAGATATTTTAAAAAGTATCCTAGACCTTTTCGACACTTTAGAATTCGACTTAAGAGAGGAAGGCTAACATGAACATTCTAATCCACCCACAAGCCATAGAACAGCCGTTTAACAAGCTTGCTTTCACGTCAGGCTTATCCATGGGCGCGCATGACAGGGATTTACGGAAACCGTGCAACGCCGATAACTGGCCGTATCAAAATAACACTGACCAAGTACGCCGCGCATGTTTCGAAAACGGTTATTATCAGGGGTATAAAATCAATGGATAACATTATGCTTTTGATAATTGCGGCTGGTTTTGTTGGGATGATTATTTTTCCTATATTTAGAAAAACAGATTAACGGTGGAGTGAGATGGGTGCGAAGCTGTTGATACGGTGGCCATCATTTTTATAGGAGTATGACGACGATGAGTAATTCAACAGTTTATGCGGTCATGACTGCAACGGTAGAAGTAATGCTTAGACCAAGCAACGGAAGTGAGACATTTGATGAAATGCTTGAGGTTGCAACATCTGAAGCTAAAACCATTTTGCAAAACATAGGCAGTAAGCATGGCCAAGATATACGCTTTGTTGGAGAGCCTATTTTAAAGCATGTCTTAGTGAAAGGTAAACAGTCATGACCCCCGCAATCGAGCAAGCCGTGAAGGCGTTGGAACGTATATCGAAGATGTACGCTAACACATGGGATTTAGTTGATGGCGGACTAATGATGTTTCAGGAAGGAATACCTGAATTTGAAGCAGCGCATGAAGATGTTGTTCAAGCCCTCACTTCACTCCGCGCCCTAACCGAGCCTGCGGCAGTGAGCAAAACCGATGAGGAATTGGCTAGGGAGTTGGCTGATAAGTTTGAGCAAGAATTATGCGGTTCTATTAATTCAGGATTTGGCGTTGATTTACTAACCCAAGCCTTCACCGCCATACGCGCACAGGCAAGGAGTGAGGTGTTGGAGGAAGCGGCAGAATACTTTCAAATCCAGCTTGATAAATTCAATGAGGAGCACTCAATGCAGGATATGGAAAACGGCGTGTATGAATACGGCAATAATGCTGAAGCTGAATACGCTGAAACTATGACGTATTTTATTGAAGAAATCCGCAAGTTAAAGTACACCAAATGAAATTCCAAATTAAATCACGTTTTGACGCATCGGTTATTTTTGAATGTGAGTTAGACGCTTCATTCGAAACTAAACATTCATCAATTCAATTAGGCGCGGCTGTTAAAATTGCTTATGCAGAAAAGAAAAACCTGCGAGGGGCTTACCTGCAAGCGGCTTACCTGCAAGCGGCTTACCTGCAAGGGGCTGACCTGCAAGCGGCTGACCTGCGAGGGGCTGACCTGCAAGGGGCTGACCTGCGAGGGGCTTACCTGCGAGGGGCTGACCTGCAATCGGCTGACCTGCAAGCGGCTGACCTGCGAGGGGCTGATGGCAAAAAAATTAAACTCATTGGAGGGCAGCCAATTATTTCAATCGGCACACTTGGAAGCCGTCAAGATTACTTACTAGCCTATGAAACAGAAAAAGGCATTTACATAAAAACTGGGTGTTTCTTTGACACGATAAAAGCCTTCAAGAAATCAGTAAAAGAAAAACACAGCTCAAATGTTCACGGCAAAGAATACGCGGCGGCTATTAAAATGATTGAATCTGTATTTAAAGCGAGGGCAACCAAATGACAGAAACGCAATTTTTATACATATTTATGTGCGTAGCTTGCCTGTGCGCCGTCAGTTGGTGGAGCGGATATTATCTTGGTAAAGCGCATGGTTTACTCGATTCCATGAAGCATCGGGAGTCAATCAAATGAAAACAGACCGTGACGCTCTTTGTGAGAAATACTTCCCGCAGAAATGGGCAGGCATAAAAGATGCTGTTGGCAAAAGTAAGGCTCGCAACAACCTACGCAAAGCCGCCGGATACGCTGCCAAGAATGATAAGTTACGCGCTGCCGGAGCGTCTTGCGCTAATTGCAGCAGCTTTAATGCAACAGGTGCATGTGGCTCGTATTGCGATAGAGATACAGATTTTTATGGTTACGCTTTAACCAAGCCAGACGACTTGTGCGCTAAATGGAGTGCTAAAAAATGACAACAGACCCGATTGAAGTGATACGCGGAGCTTTAGAAAGCTGGCAGCATGTTAAAGCTATAAGCATACAAGGCGAGATATACCAGCATGAGAATATCGGAGTAACGCAAGCACTAGCCGCGCTCGAAACGGTGAAGGATAATTACTTGCCGGAACCACCTAAAGGTTGGTCTATTCATTCAATGTTTAATATTGGCCACGAGTGGCATTGCGCGTTGCGGTATATGTTCAATGCGCGATTTGCAACTGGACAGGCAGTTACCCCCAGCGCCGCCTTCCTCGCAGCAGTCAAAGCTATTGGTGAATAATATGGGCATGTATGACCAAATAGAATGCAAATATTTATTGCCAGTTGATGGGGCGAATGCGTTTCTATACCAGACAAAATGCACATACGCTCAATCTCTTGATAGATACGAAATTAGAGAAGACGGAACGCTTTGGCACGAAAAACATTCCGGTTGCACGTCACGCCTGAATAAACGCTGGGTGCAACAAGAAACATTCACTGGCGAAATTATATTTTATGATACGCCAAAAAAAGGTTCTTGGTTAGAATTTTCCGCTTATTTTGTTAATGGAAAAGTAAGCCAAATTAATGTTCTCGAAAATACATGGAAAGCTATAGGTGATGTATGACCCCTGAAGAATTTATTGCCAAGGAACGGCAAGGCTTACGCAATTTTGAAAAGTTCTGGCAACAAGAATGCGAGAAAACACCAGAACTTTATCCAGCCACGATGCCGAATGCAGAATGGAGAGACCAATTTCTATCGTTTTAAAAAGCAAATACCCTATGACCCGCGCACACCGAATGAAGAAACTGGCGGGGTTGGTAAAGTGTTGGGATATAAGCATTGCACCATTTTCGATTAACAGCAAAAAGAAACGTGATATTCACGCGCAACAACTCAAAGCACTACGCAACCAAGGGAGAAAGTAAGATGAGTAAAATAATTATAAAACAAGACGAAAAAGACGCTGTTCCTACCGAAGTTTTAGCAACCAATATCCGCACAATCGCTGCGGCAGTTAAAGCACTGCGCAAAGGTAGTCTTGGGGATAAAGCTTTACTGCTTTTAATAAGTGAAAATTGTAGAACAAAAAATAAACGTGGTTATTATATAAAAAACACCGTTAGTGTTTCAACTGTGAAAACAGTTTTAGACAGCATCGAAAATTTGAGCAGCGCTTATTTGAAATAACTTAAAGCACTACGTGGGAAGAGATGAAATTATTTAAATACGAAGTTTTTAATTCAAACAAGGATTTTTGTGAATGGCAACAAAGGTTTGAATTAGTTGAAATTGTTCAAATATCACCAATAAATGTTCAGGTAGACACAACCAATAACAAAGAAAATGAGATAAAGTTTTCTAGCACGGTTGGTGTGTTTATTGTTTATAGGGAACGTGAAAAATGACCAACCGCAAACCAAAACCAAAACTGCGCAAGGGTGAGACTGTGTGGTGGACGATAGCTGTGGATGGTTATCCTATTGCTCCATACGCAGCAGCTACAAGAAAGGCTGCAATACGTGCTTTTAACGAAAACATTATTCAACCAAATGACGGTAGTCCTTTGCAAACTATCAAAGATTACCGTCACTACAAACCCGTCAAAATCATCGTGAGGCTGGCATGAGTACCGCGCTAATTATCCTTGGTTTTATTGTCCTGTTGCCGATTGCCGTTGTGGCTGGTTTTTTACTGGTCATATTTGTAATTAAACTTTTATCGGAGTTACTGTAATGAACAAAACACCACCCACCGATGGATTGCGGAGTGCTGAGGCTATGAATGATTTGAAAATGCAAGACGTTATTAAACAGGTTCGCAATAGTGGTGATATTTCAGCGTCAATTTTTATCAACGCTTTTGCACAGCAATATCAAGCAACCAAGCCTAATAAAGAAGCCGATGCATGGGCGCAGAATTATGGCTCTGCAATGCAAGAAATTCAACGATTAGAAAACGCCCTCACATCGCAATCCGAAAAGATGCGCGTGATGGAACACGGAATTGTTTATGATATGCGCCAAGGACTTGCGCGTATTTACCGACAAGGGCATAGAGCGCACCCAGATGCACAACATTTAGCGCGTATAGCTTCTGAGGTTTTAACCAAAGCTGATGCTGCGCTTGCGGATAAGGAGTGATGGGGGATGAAATATTCAGTGTTTCCAAAAATGGCTAGATATTTTTATCTAAGTATCAAAATTCGCAACAAGGGATTACCTATTGTTGAATTTGATGAATTTATTCAAATGCTGGAAAAGGGCAGAGGTAACGACCCAAGCCGTATAAAATTATATTAAAAAGGACACCCCTAATGACTGACATGACCAGACCTTTGATTGGCGTAATGTTTAAGCAATGGCGCACTGGATGCGGATATTCGATACGCGATGTTGAGACAATTACGGGAATAAATAAAAGCCAGATTTCACGGCTTGAACACGATAAACCGCTAGACCAAGCCAATACAATTAAACTAATTAATTTTCTTTTTGGATTTTATCAATGACTGACATGACAATCACCGAGCGTTTGAAGGCGATACGGGAACGTTTATTAGGCGACATTACCTATAAAAAAGGTACTTCAATTTACACGTATCAGAATGAGATTGACCACCTCACCGCCATCCTTCAAACCATCGAAGGCGCGGAAACGGATGCGGGGAAGTTGGCGGATTCATTTTTGAGTATTGCTTTTGAATTGGGTCTAAATATTAGCGACAAAGACGAAGGTGTTTTTCATGGAGTAATCAAGCAAGCTATCACCGCCGCCCTGCTGAAAGCGGGGCAGCAAAGGTGGATGGATATTAGCACCGCGCCGAAGGATAAAGATATATTGGTGTATCAGAATCCTAGAGAAATAGATGGTGGTTATACCATACCAGAAGCTTATGGAGTGGGTTCAATAAATAGCAACGGTCAATTTAAATTAAAGGGCGGAGATTGTGAGCTAGAATTAGATAGACCAAATTACTGGCAACCGCTTCCCTCCCCACCATCATCGCAGGGAGGGGAATAGAGATGAGTGGCTGCCCCAATGAAGAAATTGTCGCTTATAGAGATGGTAATTTTTATTCAAACGACCCCGTCAAAATTGCTAAGATGAAGAACCCCAAACCAGTGACTAGGGAGTTATGCGATACAATGTATAGGTTGCTTGGGATTGAACACTGGAACGTGTTGAGTAAGGGTATAAAATTAACCGAGGACACCGAACATGACTAACAAACAAATAATCGAAGAAATGGCCGTAATAATTCGTGAGGGTAAGGAATTTCATTCTATAGATACAACTCACAATCTCATCCGCCGCCTGAACGAACTCGGCTACCAGATTACGAAGATTGAACCTGCGAGGATATGATATTGGCCGGAGGACGTACAGTAAATGAAAGCTCAGTGCCGGATATTGATTGTGTTTCAGAATGGGAAAATTCTAAAGGCGAGCGCGTGATTCTAATTCAAAACAACGTAAAATCCTACAAAGCCATGTCCCAAGCTGGGCGCATTACTATGAAAGATGAAAATGACACCTAAACAATTAAAAAAATGGCGTTTAAAAAATAATTTAACGCAAGTGCAAGCGGCGGAATTGCTAGAATTGTCGCGTTCGCATTACCAGAATATCGAATCTGGGAAATGGCCGATAAAGAAAGCAGTAGCGTCTATAATTATTTTGCACGATTTGCAAAAATAGTGAAGAAACCCAATAAAACGATAAAATAAAACCTATTGACATATGCCCAATGGTTGGGCTATAGATTGCGTAACGAAGAATAAGGATGTGAAAAATGAATGATTTAACTGTTATAGAGACGCTAAATCCGGTTGCTGTTTATTCCGGCGGATTAGACGAAGTATTGAATAAAATTAAATCTGAGGTCGCGTCATTAGCTGTTGATATTTCAACAGAAAAAGGACGCAAAGAAATAGCATCTATTGCCTATAAAATCGCACGTTCGAAAACTGCACTTGACGATGCCGGAAAAAAATTAGGCGAAGATGCTAAATTAAAACTAGACGCAATTAATGCCGATAGAAAAAAATGCCGCGATTTTCTTGATAAACTAAAAGATGATTTCAGAAAACCGTTAACCGATTGGGAAAATTACAATATAGAGCGCATTGCAGAACATGAGGAAATTTTAAGAAATTATAAAGAAAAGTCATTAAATGTATCAAGTGATTATTTAACAGTTTCCCTTGATTATATGCGTGATTTAGTTAGTGATATTACGCATGATAAACGTGACTATGAAGAATTTACGGCGCGGTTTATTGACGCTAAAGAGCGTATCGTTAAAATCGTTTCCAGTGCAATCGAGTTGCGAGAAAAGCATGATAAAGAGCAAGCCGAATTAGCTGAATTTAGACGTTTGCAAGCCGAAAGAGAGCAACAAGAGAGAGAGGCTTTGATTGCAGCCAAAGCCACGCAAGCCGCTGAAGAAAAAGCACGGTTAGACGCGATAGAAGCTTCTAAAATTGCACAAGCTAAGATTGACGAAGCAAAGAAAGCTGAATTGCTTGCTATTGAAAACGCTGAAAAACAAAGATTGGCCAGTGAAGAAAAAGCACGGATGGCAGTATTGGCAGAACAAAAACGCATAGCTGATTTGAATGCTAAAGATGAAGCCGAATTAATCGCCCGTGAAAAAGATAAAGAAAATAAAAAGCGAGTTCACAATGATATTCTTAACGCCTTGCAACAAATATGTTCAGACGAAGAAACTGCAAAAAACATTATCAAAGCAATCGCTTTAGGAAATGTACCACACGTAAAAATTAATTATTAGGACTAAAAACATGAATGAACCAAAACCAGAAATTTTAAAGGCCATGATGCCTGATATGCACTTTGCTGGATATTATGCGCTCATGATTATGAACGGATTATCGCAATGGGGACACGCGCAACAAATTAGTCACGATTTTGTTACGACTGGCCGCCGTGTTTTAATGTTCACGCCGAATGCTGAAAAAATACAATATCGAATTACGATTGAACCTATTTATGGAGATGATAAATGACGATTACATACCACGCTGATTTAATCCAAGGCAGTGACGAATGGCTTGCGGCACGGTGCGGATTATTAACTGCTAGTGAAATGAAGCTGATTTTAACGCCAACGCTTAAGGTTTCCGCTAATGAAAAAACACGTTCGCATCTATACGAATTATTAGCTCAACGCGTCACAAGGTACGTAGAGCCGCATTATATTAGCGATGATATGTTGCGTGGGCGGTGCGATGAAATTGAAGCGCGTATTTTGTATAACGAAAAATATGCGCCTGTTTTAGAATGTGGTTTTATCACGAATGATAAGTGGGGTTTTACGCTTGGATATTCACCGGATGGATTGATTGGCGAAGATGGATTAATTGAGGCAAAATCGCGCCGCCAAAAGTATCAGGTGCAAACATTTTTGGAATGCGCCGATACGCAAACTATTCCTGAAGAATATATCTTACAGACCCAAACCGGACTATTAGTTAGTGAACGTAAATGGTGCGATTTAATTAGTTATTCCGGCGGGCTGCACATGATTACAATACGTGTTTTTCCTGATGCAAAAATTCAATCTGCAATTTTAGAAGCTGCTAGTTTATTTGAAAAACAGATTGCGGAAAAAATGGCAAATTACGAACGAATTATAAGCACGTATCCGCGACTAATTCCAACCGAGCGTAAAATTGAACAGGAGATAATAGTATGACCGATTTAAGAAAAACAATCATTCCTAAGAGTGACCAGTTAAACGCGGACGATTTAATCGGTGTTTCAAAGACCGTTAAAATTACCAAGGTTAGTTTGAGCAGCGAAGTTGAGCAGCCGATTGCCATGAATTATGAAGGTGATAACGGAAAGCCATATAAGCCGTGCAAGTCCATGCGGAGGGTTTTGGTTAATGTGTGGGGCGCGGATGGCAATAAATACATTGGCCGTTCCATGACCCTATTCCGTGATGATAAGGTTAAGTTTGGCGGGTTAGAAGTTGGCGGGATTCGTATTAGTCACATGAGCGATATTGATGCACCTGTAACTATGGCTTTGACTGCCAGCAAAGCTAGCCGGAAGCCTTACACGGTTAAACCACTAGTAGTTGATGCAATGCCGTTAGTCGATATTCCAACGCTAAAATCATTTGGATTAGAAGCGGCTGAATTAGGCAAAGACGAATTTACTAAATGGTGGAATTCGCCTGACATCAAACCACATCGTGAAGCATTAAAACCATTCATGGATGAATTTCAAACTGCAATTAAAGGAGAATAACTATGTCTAAAGAAAAAACTACAGCGCAAAAATGGAAGCGTATTGAGGCTATTGATTTCAAGCTATTCGAACTTCAAAAAGAGCGTGAAATTTTAATTCAACAGCTTAAGGAAACGCTCGAAAAATGAAGAATATAGATTTTGAATACCCACCAAAAACATACGTACAAATTACTTACCTTGGCCTTGACTGCGAAGGCAGGGTTATTAGAAATATTTTTAACGGTCGTGATTTAATCTATGAAGTTGAGTTTTGTATTAATGGGTCAATTCATAGACATGAATTTTTTGGCGATGAGTTAAGAAAAAAATGAAACGTGTACCGCATTTTCACGCTGGAGTCCCGCCGCTAACAAACTGTTACGCAAAACAGCTTTGGAAGGCGATACAGCTTGGCGTTGATTGTGGTGAACGGCGTTTCGTTTATTTGGACTGGAAACAGCATTGGCGAGTATCAGATGAACGGCCAAACTGTGACCATTGGGAAGTTAACAGTCGCGCCGATGTGGTGCATGTGAGTGTAGAGGATTGAAATTATGAGTGACCTAGGCAACAACAGCAAAGAAAAACTAAAATCCTTAATCGAACGGATTGAACGTGTGGAGGAAGAAAAACTCGGGTTGCAAGAAGACATTAAAGATATTTTCCAAGAGGCAAAATCAACCGGATTTGATACCAAGGTTATGCGTATGGTTATAAGATTACGCAAGATGAATAGCAGTGACCGCATGGAACAGGAAGAAATTCTTGAAGTATATAAAACCGCGCTAGGGATGTTGTGATATGAAGTATGATGAGTTTTTGCAGTCAAAACAGCTTATTATTCCGCCTCAAGGTTTTGATATTGACGCGATTAATAATGGGCTATTTGATTTTCAAGAAGATATTGTTAAGTGGGCTTTAAAGAGAGGACGCGCTGCTGTGTTTGCCGGAACTGGGCTAGGCAAGTCGTTTATGGAATTATCATGGGCGCAAAAAATCCATGAAGAAACTAAAAAACCAGTTCTAATTTTAACACCGTTGGCAGTAGCCGCGCAGATGAAGCGAGAGGCTAATAAGTTTGGCATAGAGTGCGAGCACGTTCATGAACAAAGCAACGATGCCATTCAAATAACGAATTACCAAAAATTAGACAAGTTTGATTTGTCGAAATTTTCTGGGATTGTTTTAGACGAATCCAGTATTCTAAAAAACTTCAATGGCCATTACCGCACTAAGCTTATAAACGACTGTAAGATTATACCGTATCGCCTAGCCGCAACCGCCACACCAAGCCCAAATGATTACATGGAACTTGGTAATCATGCTGAATTTCTAGGAATTATGTCTTACACGGATATGCTTTCTACGTTCTTTGTTCACGATGCTGGAGAAACGCAACAGTGGCGATTAAAGGGGCATGCTGAAAATGCGTTTTGGCAGTGGATGGCCACATGGTCAGTTATGTTGCAAAATCCATCTGATTTAGGATATGACGGGTCAAAATACAACCTTCCAAAACTTCATCAAATACAGCACACGGTCGATGTAGAATATAAGGCTAACATTGACACTGGAATGCTGTTCCCAATGGAGGCGCAAGGATTAGGTGAACGATTAAAAGCACGACGAGCTACAATTAATGAACGAGTAGAAAAAGCCGCAGAAATTGTTGCTGAAAAGCCTGATACGCCGTGGGTTATTTGGTGCAATCTAAATGACGAAAGCGATATGCTAGAAAAATTAATTCCAGATGCCGTTCAAATCGTTGGAAGTATGGATGAAACAAAGAAAGAAAAAATTCTTGACGATTTTGCACTAGGAAAAATTTGTATTTTAATTTCAAAGCCGTCATTAACTGGTTTTGGTATGAATTGGCAACATTGCCATAATACGGCGTTTGTTGGTTTGAATGATAGCTTTGAACAAATATATCAAGCTATTCGCAGGTTTTGGAGATTTGGTCAAACGAATGAAGTATACGCCCACTTTATTGCTTCAGAAATTGAAGGGAAAGTCGTTTCAAACATTAAGCGCAAAGAAGAACAGTGTGACCATATGATGGTACAGATGGTTAATCATATGTCAGATTTTTGTTCTAAAGAAATTCGTGGCGCAACCCGCGATACGTTAAGTTATATACCAACTCAAACAGTGGAATTTCCAAAATGGCTATAAAAGCAATCAATCAAGTTATTACTGATAATTACGCTATTTACGAAGGTGATAGCTGTGAAATTATGCTGTCATTACCAGAAAATAGTATTGGATTTTCTATTCATTCGCCACCGTTTGAGGGATTGTATAAGTTTTCTAATTCAGATAGAGACGTGTCAAATTCTGAAGGCGAAAACTTCTGGATACATTACGGCTTTATTATTAAAGAATTGTACCGCATTACAAAAGCAGGACGTTTAGCCAGCGTTCATGTAATGCAGCTGCCAACCAGTAAAACTAGAAACGGCTTTATCGGCATGCGTGATTTTAGAGGTGAAGTTATTCGGGCGTTTGAATCCGCCGGATGGTATTTTCATAGCGAAGTATGTATTTGGAAAGACCCAGTAGTCGCACAGCAGCGCACAAAATCTATTCGTTTACTTCACAAGCAGATGGAAAAAGATAGCTCAATATCAGGCCAAGGGCTTGCTGATTATATTGTTACGTTTCGCAAAAAAGGCGAGAACGAAGAACCGATTAAAGGAAAACTTGAATACTATATCGGTGAAGGTAATGCACCTGAACCAATTGAAAGCAAGCTAAAGCGTCAAAGTCAGCAAGATGCTGAAAAATGGTATTCGATTGAGGTATGGCAACGATATGCCAGCCCTGTGTGGACAGATATTAGTCAAAGCAGAACTTTACAATATCGAGGCGGTCGTGATGAAAAAGATGAACAACACATATCGCCGTTACAGTTAGACGTAATTGAGCGTTGCATCCACCTTTGGAGTAATCCAAATGATACTGTTTTTACGCCATTTATGGGTATAGGAAGCGAAGTTTTCGGCGCGATTGAATTGGGACGAAAGGGGCTTGGTATCGAATTAAAACCTACGTATTTCTCACAAGCGGTTAAGAACCTTCACAATGCGAAAAATAATAGAAGTTCGTTATTCGATACAATCACTGAGTGTGCATGATGGTATCAGTGAAAAATATTATTAAAACCGTTGGTGAGCATTACGGATTTTCAGAACAAGAAATGACGTGTAAAAATAAACGTCAAAAACTTTCTGATGCTAGGCAGGTTGCTATGTATTTGGCTAATAAAATGACTAGATTTAGCTATCCGGTTTTAGGAAAATTATTTAAGCGTGACCACACTACTGTTATTTACGCAGTAAATAAAATTAAGAGAAATGAAACGCTTCTTAAGAAAGCTGAATTTTTTACAGAATTTTTGAACTCATCGCCAAAATCTATCGAATAACCTTTTATACGCCAAAGCCGCGCAAAGCACAGATATAAAAGGAAACGCAAACCATCTTACTATTGGCATGATTTGACCGCGCCTTCTAATTGAGCCTCATACCCTTTGCGTAGTTCAATTTCTGCAATAAAGGCTTTCACAGCATCAAATAAGCCCGTTCTTTCGTCCAGTGATGCCGTTGGCCATATAGGGATTGGTAACGCTTCAATCTTGCATTCAACTGCTACAGGCATGCTTATTTCAACGGGTTTATAAACAACCTTTTCCGAAGCGCACCCAGCCAGCAAAAGAAGTATTAAAAGTCTCATTTTTTAGCCTTTAGGTAGTTTTTTGATAGACGTATCGTGTCTTGGCATTCGTCATTGGTGGTGCGTTTCATTTTGATGACGTTACTTGCAATCGTTCTGTGGCGTTTTGCAATGATGCTGGATTTTACTTTATCGCGCTCAACTTGAGCCGCACGTTCTTGCGCCTGTAATCGCATATTAGCCATCTCTGATTCATGTCTAACGATTGAATTTTTAAGCTCATGATTTGCGGTTTCAATTGATGAAATCATAGCATCGCGCTGGGCTAATTTTGTTTCTTTTGTTGCTATTACCACAGATAGATAAGCTATATATCCAGCCATTAAAAATATAATGATGGCTAATCCTATGAATATAGGCTTTGAGATTAAATCCATGTTATTTTTCCCTTAATTGAAAGTGTGGGTAATCTTGCCTTTTCCATCTACCTCCCCACTCTAATCCGCAGTTTTCTCCAATTTCACCAACTTGTTTCCATGATGGGTCATTCTTGTCCCAAATAAGTTCTTTGCCGCGCCTAGGAACTATATCAACTGCTTTTGATGCAGGGATATCCCCTATCATAAAATTGTGTTTTGATTTCCCTGCTTTGGCATATGTGACGACTTTGTTTCGGTCAATTATATTACCAAAGGCATCTCTTCCCTTAGCATAAAGCTCTTTTTGTTCAGCCCCTGAACGCCAAGTGCAGGTTACTAAAATATCAAGTCCATTTTTTTTGCAATCGTCCAGAAACCATCGCACTAGAGGTGCAATATCAGGGTGCAAATCAGCAAGCAATCGACTTGGCATGGTTATTAAATCCCCCGTGAGTGTAGCAAACTCTATGATTAGGAACTGCGTAATTTCCGCATTTGCATTTTAATGCATTATGGTGCGGTACTAGAAATTCTTTCTTTGGAAATGAAGGCTTTAAAGCTTCCATTTGTTTTTTTTCACGGTAATGAAAATCTACCGCGCATTGAGTGGTGCAGAATTTTTTGCTATCGGTTATTCGTGTCAAAAAATTATTTGAACAATGAAGGCATTGTTTTGTGAAATTGTTTTCTTTTTTCTTTTGTTTTTGCGTCCTATTAGGTCGATAGTTAGCAACGTAATGAGGAGGATGTTTTATTTCACGGCGTTGACAAATAGCAATTATTGCATTTTTAGTTCTACCAAGAACCTTAGCAACTTCTAAAAATGATAAAGCATCTACCAAGACCAGTTTTTTTAAGACCTCTATCTCTTTTATAGTCCATGGTTTATGCGGTAGTTTTTTCATTTAAAGCCCTAATAATCGCCTCAATCCTTCATGACCTGATAATCCTACACCACCAATCATCATGGCGGCAATGTTTTTCCATCCATGCGCGTTCATTTCAGATTTTACAATCGTTAATTCTTGATTGTGACGCTCTACAGTTTGCATCATGGGCGCTAATGATATTTTGATTTCATTAATTTCGTCTTTTAATTCCGCATGCTGTTGCTGTGAAATCGCAGCGTTATCGGCAGCTTGTTTTTGCTGCTGGATGGCATTTTGCTTAAGAAATTCTACTGCCGCCAAAAGTTCACCAAAGCGTTGCGGGTCAATTTCACTCATGGCGGGGTATCCTTTTTTTGATTGCCGAAACGAAAACTTATAACCGCTTCAGTAACTTTTTCAGCAATTTTTGGCGCGATATAAAAGCCAATAATGAACAATACGCCGAATTGGTAACCTTGCGCTAGTGATTGAGCGATTAGATTAACGCTGTCTTTTTCACGCAACATATCAAGCTGTTGAAAGAAGAAAAATAAGCCGCAATATGACATTATGCGAGTGTGCAGCATCGGCCAATCTAAGAAGCATTTAATTGATTTTGATAAACCGTTAATCCACGCCATATCAAACCACAGCTCCAAGAACGTCTAAGGTCACACTATACCACCCACCACCTGCAGTTTGCGAGCGCAGGAAAAGTTCATCGCAGTGATATGGGATTGGCGAAGAAACACCCTTACGTCCTACAGTCTGCATCCCCGCAGTAGTTACATGTAATGGATGGTCAGAAGGTGTTATCCAAAGAGATGCTTGAATAGTGCATGTTGGTAAGGAACTGCCTTGTGCGCCAGTGCTAACTCTCAAAGAAACTTTATCCGTGGGGTTAACGCTAACAAGCGATGCAATGTTTGGCGCGGCGACTAGGTATGAGCCAACATTGACAATGCTAAAAAGAAAAGACATCCCCGTATCAACACCATTCACGCGGAGGGTCGCGTAAAGTGTTCCAGCACCACCTGCAGATTTTGTTATAACGATGCCCCTGATAGTCGAGGCGAATGAAATCGGGATAAGATTATCAGCCTCGATTGCTGACATATTACCAACGCCCAAATACTTTGTTTGACCGTCACTTAGGACTTGGCTACCAGAAGATAGCATTATGCAACTATTGGCTTTATTTTCAATCAAAACACAACTTGGTTGTGATAATTCAGAACCGTCAGTGAGATATAATGCTGATGTCCAACGCGAACGCCCCTCCAAGTCAAGCATAAGGGCTTTAGGGCTTCGGATTTGACCGTTGCTTTCTTGTAATACCCTGATTTTTCTATCTACAGGAAGTGGTGCGCTATCAACATATCTACGAAAATGCGTGTGTTGCGCTAACGGGATTGTTCCTTCAAACGGTATGTAATTATTCCGCCCAATTTCAGTAACATTGCGTAAGGCGATGGGTTGCGTCCCATAGTGTTTATCACCAACAGCCCCTACGATTTCAACACCAACGCGCAAGGTTGTTGCGTTTGGGGAAGCCACTACCGAAACTTCTTTCCAATCGTATGAACCGGAAGTGAAATAAGCGCTGTAAGTCGTATTGATGCCATCAAAAATAAACAGCCTTGCCGTGTTGGCATTCGGTGACCACCACTCCATACCGAACGTGATACGCTTTCCTGCAAACTGCGCTATCTTTAATTGGTCACCACCACCGCCGACTTTTTCATCAGGTGGGTTTTTCTGGGCTAGATTAATCCATAGCTGTTCTGTGCTTGCGCTGCCCTTGATAACACGGCAAGCCATTGCAGAGCCATCGCGAACACGGGAAACGCCCGTTTCGTCCGTCTTAAATATTTGATGCCATTTTAGAGAATTTGTTTTGCGCCAACCATCACAGGCATCCGGTGATTGAAAGCCATCATCACCAACCATTACTTCCCACAGATTAACCGCAGAAGCACCTAAAGCGTTATCGTGCCACCCAGACAAAGCCGCATAAACATTGCCACCTTGCGCGGCAGTCATTTCTAGCGGGTAGCCGATTGAGGCTTGAAAATATGGCGCATTCGTAACCTGACCATTCACCGATGGGTTGACCGATGAATAACCCTTATAGAAAGTCATATCGTAAGTAGCCGTGCCAAGAGGTAAGATATTACCACTCGTGCCACCGAATACGTCGATATAGGTTGACCCGTCCGTACCCCAGATTTGATAATCAAGGCGCGGGGCTGAATTCGAGCCGCCATTAATACGCATCCAATTTCCGGCGACCAATCCAGAGAATGTACCCGCCGCGCATATCATGCGGTTTGTAAGCGCATTAGGCACTGGTGTACCAGTGACAGTTGCAGCAACGCCGCTAACAGGACTACGAGGTGCGCCGCTACCTTCGACTAAGAATAGCTTACCTGCACACAGGCCGCCAATTCCGCTTGGCGTTGTGAACTTGACCGCGCCGCCGTTTCCAGTAATGGGGTACGATTCATAAGTTGTTGCAGGAATAGGATTGCCAACACGCACCAATGGCAACAGTGAGCAGATATTCATCTCTGAATTGATAATCAGATTTTTCATTATCGAACACGCCTTGCTCTAAGAACACCGAATACACTGCACGTTGAAACGGAATGAGTTGATTGCGCCACGCCATATACCGTAGTTGTAGATGCAATGGTTATTCTTTTTTTACCGTAAACGGTATAAAAAATATTTGCGCCATCTCCAGTAACAGATACAGATGATATGTTTGTTCCATTATCATTAACGCCAGCTTGCGTTGCGCTTACAGTGCTGATGCCGCTAAACACTCTGGTTAATATAGTCGTGTTGGCAGGAAAATAGCGCATACTGTATTCAACTTCCCAATCACCTGCCGTTAGTGAAATTGATGTTAGGTTTGCAGCCACGCCGCTTGTTAGCGCAACTGGACTTCCACTAGAAACTGATGATTCTACAATTTGCCCTACGCTACCAGCCGCCGCGTTATCATTAGTCGCAGTTCCAATTAAACCTGTGGCACTGGAAAATGAAAGCGAGGTTGCGCTAGCCGCACCCAAAACTGGCGTTGTTAGAGATGGAGAGTTACTAAATACTATATTACCAGTACCTGTTGGCGTTCCTACTGAAACGCCGCCGATAGCTGTGACTGTAGTAGCAAAGCTGTTTGGTGAAGTTGTCACATCCCCAGTCATGGCGACTGTTCTTAGTGTCGTACCAAGATAACCAAGCGTTGCGCCTAATGATATGTTTGTTGCCGTTGCGCTAGAGCCAGTAGCATTGCCAACTAAGCTATTCGCACCAACAGTTTGAAAATTTGCATACGTTAACGGCGTGCCAATCCAGTTTGAATTGTTAATTGAATTTAAAACGGCAAGTGAGCCTAACCCTAAATTAGTTCTAGCATTTACTGCTATTGTCGCTCCAGTGCCACCAAGAGTAATTGGCCACGGAATACTTGCAATAGTATTGCCAGTTATGCCGCCGCGTGTTGATAGAATTTTATCGCCGTTTTGTATTGACGATGGCGATAGTGTAGTTACTGCATTGGTAGAAACATTCGCGGCGTTAGCGATATTAGCAACAAGTAAAAATGCAAGTAAAAATTTAATCATAAAGACCTCGCTATGATAACAGATGCCTTATGAACTTGAACATCACTCCCGCCTATAGTTTGAATTTTTAAATCCAATTCATCTCCAGCTACAAAAGTTACATAGTTGGTTACGTTAGTTGCAATTCTGGCAGTTAATGTTGACGTGCATGTCAGTGCGGTATCAACAGAATTTTTACGCAATGTATATATGCGAGTTCCTGCCGTTGCAGTAGGTACGGCGCATGCCATCCCCATTATAATTCCTGCACATGGCATTACAAAAGTTACGTCAGCCTCTGCTGATGATGATATGTGATTGAAGCTGCAATATCTTGTTGCACTATCAGGAATAGTAGTATTACCAGTTGACATATAACTTGGTGAGCCTGAAACTTCGGGAACCCAGTTAATACCCGATGCGGGTGTTGCTGTATTTGAATTTACCAACGACGTCCATACAATGCCGCCTGAACGAACTCTATCATATTTACTGTAACTATATGGAGTTCCGCCGTTTTGTGCGGACGTGATAAAATCAGGCGTTGCATGTTGCTGATACTGCTGCGCAATAGCAGATAAAAGATTAAGCATCCAGTTCATTTTAGTGCGCTCGATATTGAGCGCATTTGGGTCAACTTGCGGCAATTCGTAATTAGCGCCATAACCTTGAGGAAAGCTTACACTGCCATCGGGCTGCACTGTGTTTGGAATTAATGCTAAATCACCTGCGCTTGCAAAAATCGTATCTAAATATCCATCACTCATTTTTTTATGCCCCAAAATTGCCGTTGTCGAAGTTTAACCGATTTTGCCCGAAACCCCAATAATTTAATGTCGTGTCTTGATAATCTGATTTCACCCCAGCCGGACGTGGCAGCAGGTCAAAATTATCAAATAGAAACTTCAAATCCCATGTTATAGGAAAAGTGAATTTGTAGGTTTGCGTCATACCGCCGTTATCGTCCAAGTAAACTAATCCATAGTCTGCAAATACATACTTTAAAAATCTATTGATTTCAGGCACGCAACCGCTAGTTACAAGCTGAAAATATCGTAACTTTAGCGCAAGCCTATTCGTCTCTAGAGGTAATACTACTGTGTTGCCGTTGGCGTTATAGAAATTTCCGTTGCCAAAATTAAATCTATTTTCGCCAAACCCCCATGCATTAAAAATTCCTACGTTGGGCTTTGAAATAAACAACGGAAAATCAAGAATTATAGACCATACCTGCAAACCAAATTCATTAGCTGTTTGTAAATTAAAAACATCACGATACCAGTTATTCCAAAACTGATTTTGATTTACGTCATACCAATCGTTCTTTTGCTGAATAAGTGACTTTAGATTTGTTGCATTTTCATATTGCCAAACAATCGAGCGCATAAGGTTGACTGAAAAGTCAAATAACTGCACGTCATCATTATATTTTTGGCCAGTTATAGTGATAGCATTTCCGCTATCCGTGGTAATATAATCGCCAGTATCTGTTACAAGATAGTCCGTCACGCAATAACCACCGTGATATATGACGATTGAGTATATGCGATTTCATCAATCGCAATTGCTATTTCATTGGTGGTGTAACTGATTGGCGAGGATAAGCTAATCTCAATTTTCTTGACGTAAATTGACGGAAACTGGTTATTAATCGCGCTCGCAATTTCAAATGGCGAAACGGATTGCCCTACTACAAAACCAGTTTCATTCTCAATTTCACCATTTACATAGGACATAATCGCATTGATAACATCGTTCGATGCGCCATTTTTTACCGTCGCCCTTATTAAAATACTAATAGGCGTTGGGCGGTCAAATTTCACCGAATATGATTGTCCGCTTGCAGGGTCAATAACACCAACGAGAGTACCACCATTCCATGAACAACCTGAATTCTTATTTTCTAATAACGCCGTTGCAACATCCAAATCAGTGCCGCCATCCACGCACGCGTAAACGGAATGCGAAACCATGCTTATACCGTCTATAACTTGCGTGGTATCGTCTGTATTTTCCCTAAACGATAGGCTTTTAACCCCTGCCACCGTATAAAGCGCGGACGTTATCGCTTGCGCTAGACTGCATCCTTGATATGCGAGTGTATTTGTGCGATAGGCACGCGCTTGCTGGTCAGATTGGGTTGTGTTGCCTAGTACGCCAGCCGCTGGATTAGTGACCGTTTCCCATCCTAAAATGGCGGTTACGATTTGATTTAATTCACCAATGGCGCATGGGATTGCGCCGTATTCGATAGATTGAAAATTACCAGTAGTAGAGCCGCCACTAGGTATAGTCACATCACTCGTCAATTCGAAAACATCACCTGCTAAAGTTTTAGCTTGTGAGCCTAATGGCACTAAAGTACTCGGTACACCTGTAATAGTTACATTACTTACAACCGTAGGGTTTTGCGTTTTTCTTCCAATACCCATTAACGCCATAATAGCGTCAAGAAACGCACCACCTGCGATATTTGGGTTTATTTGATTGGCGAGAACAGCATTATTATTAATTAAATTGTTACGTGCAATGGTTTCGGCTGCAATCATTACACCTTGAGGTGTATCAGGCGTAACTATTAAATCTTGGCCGAAAGTATTCCGCCATTCATCCTGAATAGTTGCTAAAGTTTCGCTTGTATCAGGTACGATAACCCCGTTTTCATTGATGTAAGTATAACTAGCCATTTAAAAACACCCTGCCATATTTACTTTCAATAGTCGCGGAATAAGAAAGAATACCACTGTTCGATTGCGCTGTTAAGGATATTACTTTGTTCACGCCATCAACAGATTCCAAGGTATCGCGTAAATATTTCTCAAAAATTGGAATATTCGGCACTCCAACCCAAACAGCTTGAAAGTTTGGAATCCCTTTGTTTATTTGAAAAATCGCTTCGCCAAGCTGTAGTTTTGAAGCCGTAGCACATGCGTTTAAAACTGCATTTTCACCACTCACTAAATTTAGCCTACCGCCTAAATCTATGTAAATATCATTACTTTCATTAGTTGCAATCGTTTGCGTCATGACCATACACTCCCATTAAAAACCGAAACACCGCCTAAGTTAGTATCAAACACGGCAAATCCGGCCTGCGGTGAAGGTATAGCATTTTTTTGGCTAGTGGTCATGGCTGGAAATTTAAACGCCTTGTTAGTGCTTTGCAGGTCAAGGATTGCGTTCGGTGATTGAGAATAGCCAATCTGGTTAGTAATTGCCGCGCCAAGCCCCATAGAAAAACGCAACGTGCCAGCGAGATTTTGTAAGGTTACGTTTTCAGAATCACTCGCAGCAATAATAAATCCAGTCAAGATAGACGGGATAAAAATGGCGCTTGAAAAATCATGTTTCAATCCAGTATTTGGGATTGTCTTACCCCATGATTGTTTAAATAAGCTTATGTCCCTATCGTTTGCTTTAATCCAACCCAAATCACCTGCCTTAATAGGAAAATTAAGCATAAACCCGCCGCCACCAATCTGCACAACAGGAATAGACATTACAGGCGATTGCGATTGAATAGTGCCATCGGTCAAAACATTATCAATTAATGGCTGTACCTGCGCCAAATTGCTAGCACGGTCATATGCGATGATTTGCGCGGGGAGCATATCGTTTAAGTCTTGTAAAAACTTTTGCATCACAACATCAAAAACCCCAGCTAAGCTACTGTTGTTTGTTGGATTGCGCGATGGAGCTAATTGTCCAGTCATATCAATTATCCGGCTAAAGTAGTGCGGCCAATCCGCTTTAAATCCAATATCCAATAAAACGGCGTATCGCGGCTTGCAATTTCATATCCCAAATTCATCACAAGATAGTCGCCATTAACGGCTGGGTTAATCTTGCTAGTAATGCGGACAGGTTCACCGATTTTGCGCTCTTCATTAATTAAAACTTTTACAGTTGCGCCCAATTCGTTCACTTGTGGAACACCAATCATTCCGGTGTCTATATTAATTTCTGCAATAGGCAAATCCCTCGCCGCGCCAATATCAGTTACAATTAACGTATCAGAATTTTGTGCTATATACGCATTAACACCAAGCCGATTGAGGCGCTGGATTTGCTTACCTAGTGCGCCTGTGTACCGATAGTTATTTATGCTTTTATTGACCTTGACTTGAAAATCTAAAACTAGCCCAGCATCATCGGCAACGCGCTGGCATATGTCTTTAAGTTTGACATTCGTTGGAGCAGAAAAGGCGTTCGGAATACCTAACGTGGCCGCTTGTGTAAGAGAGCGAATAGTTAAACCTATATCAGGCGGCTGTGATGGATTACTCGCAATACCGTGGCCATTGAATAACTGAAACGTGCCAAACGAAGCCCTACCAACGCTTAAAGATATAAGTGCGTTTTCACGGTTATCATTCCATTGGCTAGTTTTGGTTATTAAATAATCCCTATCATCTTTACTGATATTATCTATGCGAATAGCGCAATCGCCAAACAAGCCATTAGTGAATGATTGACCAGCCGCGATAATATAAAAATCTTGATTATAGGTTAGCTTCTTTTCGCCCACGGATATTTCAAGCGTTACAAGCCTATCGTCAAATAACTTCACTATATCCCTCCGGCTTGTAACGAAGCGAAAATTCTGCAATTGGATTAAAAAACGAATAATCTAAAACGCCTGTATTTTTTACACGCATAGCGGCTAATTCTGCATTGGTGAAGTACGCGAGATATTGAGTTGTATTGAACTGTGAATACACAGGAAGTTTATAATCTTGCGTGATAAACATGAAATTTCCGCGCTCCATATACCGCGCTGGAATAATCGCTGAACCCGCAACACACCGCGTATTCATAATTACGTCAACACCGTCAATCCGTGTGCTAAATACGGTTGCGCCATTCGTGGTTTTTATTGAAATTTCAAATAAGAAACCGTCTAACGTGATGACCAATGATTGATTAGGTATTGCTTGGATTGGAATTTTAACAGCCATACTAAAATCCCCCCGATGCGCCAATGTCAATATTATCTTCGCTGTTTAATGCAGGTTGCGAAAGAACTGGCAATCCTGAATTTATAACATTGCCAGTCGTTGTTACAGCACCGCTCGATTGCACTGTAGATGCTGGCTTAGGCAATCCTTCGTATGACGTTTCAGGGAAAGGCGAGAGCGGAATGGACGATTGCTGGCCTATATCTTGCGTATTACTATCAGCCGCGCTTTCAGCCGCAAATGATGGTGTTTGCGATACCGTTTGAACCTGTTTAAATTTTATATACAGAATAATAGCGTCAAATGTTTCTGGCCTTTCTTCATGCGGCATTTCAGATATAATCATATTATCGAAAACATTCACTTTGCTTTGGATAGTTAGCAGTTCTGAATTTTCGAATAGTTTTTTTATTTCTTGATAAACATTCGTATAATCGCCAAGAATTACGAACATGCGAAGGCCAATTTCAGTCGGTAAAATTACTTTGTAATCTGAAATAATTTGCCCAGTCTCTAGCGGGTGTTCCATTACCTTTGCGCGAGGCAAATATTCACCGCGCATAGGTCGAGCCAACGCCATAACTTGGCTAAAACTGCTATCAAAAATAGCAATCTGGTCAAAGCTTGGGTTTAATGATAGTGGATTGAAAGCCATTACATCATCACCATATCGTCATTATTTGAAATGGTATTGCGGTATTCTCGCTGTAATTCTTCTTTTATGGCTTTAGATATGCCTTGCGCGTCCGTAGCCTGTGTATTGACGGTTACGTTGCCAATATTTACAGCGCTTGAATTAGAAGTTGATGAAACAGGCGACGTATTAAGCGGACTGGTATCTGCTGCGCGGATATTGGTTTGAGCCTCTTCTATAAATTTATTATCGTAAAGAGGAAAGGCCGATACTGGCTGTTCATTTGTTCTAGCCTTGTTTTCTATATTTTGCTTTTGATTTTTAATTTTTGGCGCAAGTGCAGGATTCCAATCTGGCTCTACAATAGAACCCATGGCTTTATTTTTATCTAATGCTTTTCCAGCAGGTGCATTGGCAATGCCGCCTAAAATTTTATCAGGTACTGGCGGTAAGTATTCGCCTGTAGTGCTATCAATTTTTTTAGGTGAAGGTTGATGTTTTTCTTTGTAATATGAAACACCGCTTGCCGTTGCAAACGAGGCGCTTGCAACACCCAACCCTATTGCTACTCCTTGAAGTCCGGGGATTACGGCTGAAATAGCAGCTAAAACCGCTGTGATAACAGCTAAAATTCCAGTTGATTGCACTGGAGAATTAAAGAAATCTAAAATCTTTGTAAAGATAGGGGCTATAACGCCCCACATTTCAGTAAATGCGCCTTCGATATTTTTTGCAGCAGTAACCCATGCAGATTGAAAATCTGAAACGGCTTTAGTCCCTTCCTTGGTTACGCGAGTATACCCTTCTGCGTCATCCATAGCCTTATCTAACTTACCGCTACGAATTGCCAATAGAAAGTCATCGCCTAAGCCAGTACCTTTAGACATTTGACTGAAACGCAATGCAGCTTGCGTTTCATCAAGTGTTTTTAATTCTTTGATAAAATCCTTTAGATTTGGGATTAACTTATCAGTTCCTACACCAATGCTTTGAAGATATTTTGCATATCCAGCCGCGAATTGACTGAACTGGCCTTGGTTGCCAGTTATGCTTTGAATTGCGTTATCCCAAACAGCTAATTCACGGGCGTTGATGCCCGTCAATGTTTGGGTCTTATATAATTGAAAATTTACATCTTGAATATGGGATGCTGTGTTTTTTAAGCCTTCCCACGTAGCAAAAGCCGCAACGGAATTAGCGGCAACCTTAAGAAGTGACTGCCCAAGCATACTTACGGGCTTATCGGCATCATTGATTTGTTGCTGAAATTCTTTAGTGGCTTTTTTTGCATCCGCCATGTCTTTATCGACATCTTTAGCGTTGCTTTTAAATAAAATATAAAATGTATCTAGTATTGACATAGTCCGCTACCTCTTTTGCTTCGCTTTTTCAAGCGCAAGCCAATTATTATAACGCGCTACTGCAATACAATCCCATAATAAAAAAGCTTCCTCTAGTGTGTAAATCGTTTTTAGTTCGTGAAGGGTTGCTTTGTCGTCACTGATGATGGTTGCAATGAAGCTGTCAAGATTTCTGTGGCCTTCGAAACTATCGTCTGTAGGCATGCGTCTAAGAAAGTTAAGGCTTTGTCTTTCAAAAAAAAACTGCAATTATATTGCATCATTTCAATTTCAATTTTACCAAGAGTCTCCCAATCTGGTACGTGATTATTTACAAGCGCCATTGTGGATAAACGCAAGTTACCGTTTTTTTGCTCTACGGCCACGTAAGACATTAGCTTAAGCATGGTTTCTTCATTGACCGCGTAATCCCCAATTTTTGGCATTGCGCTTAATGGGTATTTTGAAATAATTTCACGACCTTGTACGGCTGGAAATTTAGACAAAAGATAAGTCCGTTCTTTGCCGTCTTGGCACACAACTTTAAAATCTTTTGGCTGCAATAAATCAGACATTAAATCCCAACTTTATCTTGGAAGCTAAATGCGTAAGATTTTGTTTTCATGCGAAAGCTAGAACCTGCAATCGACTTACCGAATGCTGAATCTGTCAAGCGGCCTTGGATTAAAGTAACCGATGACAAATCTGGATAAACAATAGTCATCGTAATAATGTCACCTGCGCTTGCCTTACCTTGCGCCACACGATTAGCATCGGCCAAGATTTGCAGATTAATATCATCATCACTTCCAGCCACGACATTAAGCACAGCTGGCAAAGGAATAGCCTTAGCCCACGTTAACAAGTCACCATTCGCACCCATAGCCACATCTGCGATGCGTACTGATGCCAAATCAACAGGGTCACTGTCATCTGCAAACTGGGTTAATGTGATGCCAGTTGGGAACGTGGAACTCGCAACTAAATTAACTACAATTCCAAAACCAGTAATATCTTGCGTCATTTAGAACCCCTTAGATTAAAATATCTGTGCCTTCAACTTTGCGGATAACGTCATCTTTGGAGTAAATGAGCGTATAAATCGCTTTGTATTTTGTAACGCTACTTTCAACATAAGTTACGATTTGACAATCGAACCAATAGCCTGAAGTTTGTACCTGATACCATGCCGTATCACTGCCTGTTGCATTCGTGATATACAGCTTTTGTGCCGCCGATAATGGCTTGCCAACGCTAATCGTACCATTAGTCAAAGCTTGCGTGATAATGCTTTGGATAATGGCGGTTAATTGTGCTTTGCCTGTGGAATTTGCAGAAACCTTAGACAGCGCTAAAAGCAATGTCATGATTTGTGCGCCGATAGCATCCTTTAGCCAGATTTCATTTGCGTATGTATTCTGGTCAAGCGGGTTAGTGCTAATGCCGTACATAGTGCCGCGTTGGTAGAATTGAACCAACTGGCCAGCGGTTTGAGTTTGGCCGTAATAATTAATGCCTAGGCCATCATACAGAGCCGCGTTTGCATCGGTAGTTACTGAAGGCGTAATGTTAAAAATCTGAAACATAAAATTTTGAACTGAATTACGCTTAGAGTAATCCGTTGCCGCCAAAATCATCATCGGTATCATCTCTGGATGCTCACCTGCCACAGGACTATCGAGCGTCAAAGTACATCCACCTATTAAGCCGAGCGCAGATGCCCAAGACGAAGCATTTGCAGCAGTGACTTTAGCAGAAAAAATAAACTGAATATTCGGCGTTAAGCTGTTATTCCAGTTAGCCGCCTCGGTAATAACGCTCAAGCTTGGCGCGATGGAAGATGCAAAACAGAATGAACCAAAATCATTACTTACATTGATTGCAGATGCTAGAGTAGAGGCGATAGTGGACGCTGCCGTGCCGTTTGAAAGTACAGCGCCAGTTAGCCATCCCAATTCAAGAGCGCAATCATTAGTTGTTCCGGCTACAACCGCAACCGTATCAGCACCTGTTGCGCCTGAAACTAAATTAAATCTGCCATTGGTTGCATCAAACGTAACGGTTGCCCCAGTCCATGCTGCGCCGTTAGCAACGATGGCGCGAATAGCCGCCTGTACCGTGCCAGCAACATCACTTAATGAAACATCGCCTGAAAAGTCCAGACCAGTAACAGCCGAAGTAGCCCCGCCAAGAGTTAGAGTAAAATCACCATTGGTAATTGGGGTGAATGTACCAAGTGCATAGGTTGCTTTCTTGCCGAAAATCTTACTGCCAGTTGCAGCGTTTTCATTCCAAAAATAAAAGTTTAATTTTTGTGGCTGCGATATATTCTTGCTAATCCAACCAAAATAAAACACAGCGCGTGCGTATTCCTCTGAAGTCGTGCCGAAGTAATCACCAACGGATGAAGCGGTGGAAAAACCCAGCATCGCTCCAGTTGGACATAGCGCATTATCGGTGATAACCATGCCGCCAAGATTGCGGGATGAAACGGCAGTTGCGCCGCCAACGCCTGAAGTAATATTTACATAATTACTTAGTGAAATGGCCATATTTTTCCCCTTAAACCCGCAAGACTTGCAATTCTGTTTCTGTGATAATTGGTTGCTGCGATACTATAACCTGATTATGTGATAACACAAAGTCAAAACTAGGGCTTGCTTCAAACCTATCACGCTCATCTTTAAAATACGGATTTCGTATTTGTCCTATTTTAAAAATTCCAACGCCTTGCGCCCTCAAAAGCTGAATAGTCCCCAAGCTTTCTAAAACCGCCGCTGCATAATTGACAATATCGGATGCGGTTAAGCTTGCAGTGTTTGAAGGATTTTGCGTGGCCAAAGCGTTAACTTGAAACGTGGTAATATAACGCTGTGTTTCGGTGTAAACCTCTATCAGGTTATCAGCATCCCATTCATGTGTACGCTCAACCGCTCCAAATCGCATATCCATAATTTTAGACAAATATAGAGTTGGGCTGATATTCGTCCCCTGTTGCGTTGGCTGATACGCCTGTTTTACCACAATAGAACCTTGCCCGATTGCAGTTAAGCCAGTTTGTAATGTTGATTTTATAAGGGATATAAGTTGATTATCAAGCATTTGGCACATAAACGCATATAAATGCGCTCCACCCGTCAATCGGATACCATTCAGTATTGCTTAGAATTTGGTATGTTTTGCCATTAAAAATAATCCTATCGCTTGACCTGTCGCGGTCAATATCCGATATATTTTTTTGAACATAAACCCATATATAAGACTTTTGAAAATCTAGGCCATATTGTTCGAATATATTGCGCGGAACAGGCTGGATTGAGCCGCGCAAAGTTACAGGCGCGGCGTATGTGGCCACGTCAAGGCCGATTGAATTAGTCGTGCGAGATTGGTATGCAACGTATTGAAACGCACTGGGCTTAATAACCCGCAATGCTTGAGCTAGTAGATTTGAACTGGGGACACTCATTGCGCGTCCTCTACCAGATATGTTAGTTTATCAATCATCAAACCAGTATCATCAAGCGGTTTTGTGCTTACATTCGGCGGCTTATAGCCTTCTTCATTAACTTTGCGTGCAGCTTCTCCAACTGTCTTTCCTGTTATTTTTATGCCTTGACGGCGCATCGCCCGTAATTCAATGGTAATGGGGCTTAACGGCGGCGCTGTTACGCCGACTATTTGCTTCATAATATCGCTTTTAGCTTTTGCGCCAATGATTTGCATGGCATCGTCTATGGTCGATTTACCTTTTAGGATTGCAGTAGCGGCGAATTCCATTGTCTTGCGCCATACGCCTTCATTTTCGGCAATAGAAGGACGCATAAATGGACGCGCTGGAATGCTTTTTTCTGGTACGCCAAACTCTTGAATAGATGCAACATAAGCGACAGGAACGCCGCCTTCGTAATTGCCATCGAGCCAGCCAACTTTGGCTTGTTTTCCATCAAGTTCTTTTAATCGTCTAGCGAGTATTTCAAAGCCGCCTGAATTACTCGATTTTACAGTGGCCATTTCTAGCACCAAAGCAGCGCATTACTGCCCCTGAAACCAGAACGTGCTAAGCTGCCGCCGATTGAAAAACCGCCGACTGCAATGCCTTGCATCAACGCCATAATCTGCAACCCATATGGCGTAGTGGATAGCCAATAATCAAACATATTTTTTGCAGGTGGGGGGGCAAGAGTGACGTTAATTTTATCAATGCCACTGCTTGTGATAATTGCAGGATTACCGCCTTCAGATATTAGCGTGTTCAGCAACGCCAAATGCGCGGTAATTAGATTGAGCGCGTATTTTTTATTGTCGCCATTTAATCTTCCGTAATTCGTATTGGCGATATATGAACCGCCAAGCGTAAAATAATTTGAAACTACGGCTTGCGGGTATGAATTAACATCAGCTAATGCAGGAAAGCTTGCCCTAAAATATGCGTCATCGTAGGTGAAAGCAGTCATAGATTATCACACGAGTTTAGATTTTTTACCTTCTTTAGCCTTGAAAGTTTCAATATATTCAGGCGTTACTTGTGCGCCTTCGTCAACAGTAGAAATTTGCATATCGGGCGCAACGACTTCAGGGTCAACTTTTCTTGTTTCAATTTTAATGAAGCCGCTATCAACATGACGCTTGAACGTATGATTTTCTTTTAGCAACGATAATTCTTCATCACTAACTTTAGTCATCACACCCATAGGAGTAATCAGATTTTTATTAATTACATTAGCCTTACCAGCAATAAACACGCTTGCTTTAACGATAGCAGGCGCGCCATTTGCAGGACTTTCACCATATAGAGCATACGTAACGTCAGTCGTGAGCGTTGAGTAAATGTAATTATCAGTCATGGATTGCCCTTATGAAATACCAGAATAACGAACCACGGCGTATGGACGTTTACACATAACACCTGCCGTTGCCGCAGCGTAAGCTTCTTCATAGCCTTTTGCAAGCTTTTGAACGCCTAGAACTTGAAACTTGGCAGGGACAATCTGGGTAAACGTGCGGCCATCATCAGAGCTTTCATCAAATACATTTTCAGCATAGAGATAAAACACACCAACGCCTCCGTTTGCGGTGTTCAATTGTGGGGCAGAAACAACACGGATTTTAGGATACGTTTCTTTCATCCACTCACGTACGGAAATACCAAAATCTGTAATTGTGGATAGCCAATCAACAGCATTGGTAGGGACTGCCAGTGTAATTTCTAGCTTTTCAGGGTCGATATTATCTTGAGATTGAGCGCGAAGTGCCTGAATTGCGGTTTGAATATCCTTAACAATCTCACGCATAGTTTTGGATGACCAAAGCGGCGATGCAGACGCTCCATTGTTAACTGTCGTGTATGCTGGCAGATTAGGGTCATTCAAGAAACCGTAAGTTAAGCCGTCACCAGCGTTATAACCATTGAAACCAACTAAGTTGCGTTGGATTTCTAGAGTTTGAGCAGCCGATTTACGCTTGCTATCAGCATCGTTGATACGCGCACGGGCGGCGCGTGCTTCAGATAAGAAACCTACGCGGATACCACCTTCAAAACGCACAACAGTACGCTTCACATAGTTAGCATTCCAGCTTGCGAACGGCACGTTGGTATAATCGCCATAAGGAACAGCAATACCAGTGTTTTCCATTACGCCTTGGATGATTTCTTCATCTTCAATCGAACCTACCGTGGTAATACCAACCAAGTCATCAATTTTACGGGCGGCGGTGATTACGTTTACAAAACCAGTCATCCAGTTTTGCAAGAACTGCGAAGGCGTGGACATACTTGCTTGAGTTACTAAACCCTGCGCGTTATCCATCGCAAAATCTACCATTTGCTCAATATCCGCTTCGTCCATGCCGATACCAAGCATGGCCAACTCGTCCACACCAATTTGCTTAGCCGTATAAGGGCGAACATTACGAGCTGGAATATGAAGTTTTTCTTTTTGTTGCAACATTATAAGTTCCCCCTAGAACAATTAAACATTAGTGCCGAAGTGAGCAACGGCGAGATTTGCACCTGTTGGCGCATACTTCACAATCGTACTACCTTCAATGATTTTAAAACCAGATGGCGCAACGCTCGTGGCAGTCATTGCACCGCTTCCTACGGTTTGTGATTCGCTTACGTTGTACGTACCAGTTCCGCCCGTGCCAGTTCCAAGTGATACGATTGTAACTTGCGCCGCGCCCGTATTCACAATAGAACCAACACCAAGCGTGCCGGAGGTAATAGCTGAAACGGTCAAAACAGTCGTTGCTTGCGATGCCGTGAATGCAGCAGATGCGAGCGTGGCCAGCGCACCCGTTGACGTGTTGTAAGTTACTTGATTTCCGATTGAGCAAGCGGCTGGAACTTGAATAATCAAGTTACCTTCAGTTAAAAATTCAGCAACGATATTGTTTGGCAACGTCAAAGATGGATTAATGGTTGAAACACCATCGCCGTAGAGCGCATACGCTTTCGGATTACAAAGAATACCAGCAAATACGCCTGTGCCGCCAGCAGCAGCAATTAGCGAGCTAGAACCATCGGCAGGGTCAGCAGTAGTCACGGTAAATGCGCGGCCAATTACGTTATTAGCAGCACTGCCAGATACGATTTTAGCTGGCTGGACGCGGCGTGGTGAATTATCAAACAATTCACCCACTACACCAAAGCCTAATTCTACATTTACAGTTGATTGAAAGGTTGCGGCAGTCATTTAGTTTTCCCCTTTATAAATTATGCTTTTTGCGCGAAAAAATCTTGAACATTAGATGCTTTATCTTTTGCGTCCATGCCGAATTTGCTTGCCTTCGCCGGAACATCGCGGCCATGCAAATAACCTTGTAATGCGGCGAGTTCTTGGCCTTTGTCGCAAGCAATCCCTAGCTTTTCTGCTCCGTATTTAGCAACATCTTGCAAACCCATATCGCTATGGTCAAACGTTCCAACGAAGTGCGAAAGCTTATCAGCAAGCTTAGAAACTTGCGCCATTTCAGTAATGACTGATTTCTTGATAATTGCAGCGTCCATTGCGTTTTCCTTCTTTTCGTCATCTTTTTTAAATTCTTCGTCCATCACCGTTTCTTTATCGGCGGGGTCTTTTTCTGGGATTTTTTCACCGTCTTTAACGGGTTCAATTTCTTCTTTGTTTTGAACGGCCAGAATTTGCTTAATGAGAGGCAAAAGTTTTTCCAAAGCTGTAACAACATCGTCAACCCCCATGGACTTGGTTTCTGATTTTTTGCCTTCTTCCTTGATTTCAGGCTTCTTTTCTTCTTCTTTTTTTACTTCTTCTTCAGGCATTTGATAGTCCTTTGCATCAAACGTAAAATTAAGATGGTCTAAAACCGCTACTTCTTTGCCCATTCTGCCTTCATTGACCGATGCCAAATGATTACCGCGAATGTTTCTTTGTATAGCATGATATTCTTTTCCGTTGATATTGCCAGATATTAATTCGTACTTGCAGCGATACCCCGCCGATAATTCTTTTTTCTCGCCGCTATCAATTAATTCGCCAAGATTATCAGAAAATAGTTTTAGATTGCCGTACAAATAACCGTCTGAAAAATAAACATCTTCGCCCACAACGCCGCGCACACCCTTATTATCTGGGGACGTTAAACCGCTATCCTCGCTACCAAGCATAACGTGGTCACTAATCCATGGCAAAAGCTTGAAGCTTTCGATGCACTCTGGGTTATTTAATTCTTCCTCTGGGCGATAAACGTAATAAATTTTATCTGGCTCAAGCGACTTATCAATATTTTTACCTAGATACGGGAATACGCCAACCTTGCTAATCGGGTTGTTTTTTATCTCGATAAAGCCGTTTAAGTCTGTTTTACGGGCTGATTGTGCCATTTATTCACCAAAATCTAACACTGCCGCCATACGACATTTGCAATTTATTAGCTGCGCTGGAAAACCACGCTGCCCTGTTTTTTCGTCAATAATTGGAGGATTATCCATGTCGAATATCTTACCATTTAAAACATTCTTATGCAACGGGCGAGGTTCGAATGCCGCGCTTGAATGAACCCACTCGAATTTTTTTATTCCAATTTTCTGCATACGCAAACGGTTTATATCGTTGTATGCCTTGCGCGACTGGTCTTGCGCGATGAAACGAGCGCGGCGCATGGTAACGCCGTTTTGCTTTTGTATTGCAGGAATTAAATCATCTAAGCCGCTACCTGTTGTTATCGAGCGCATCACCGCGCCTTGAACATTCAGCAAATACCGTTGCGGGATTGATTTTATAAGAGCAACATTTTCAGCAATAGACGCAGCTAAAACTTCCTTGATTTCAGCCGTTACGACTTCGGATTTTATTGTTATATTGCTGGCAAAATCGCGTAAACTTATCTTAAGTGATGATGCACTGGCATCTAGGTTTTCATCAAGCATATCGCTTGCCATTTTTTTAGCGTGATAGCTAAATAAACCTTCGTATTTTCGCCATAAGGCATTCATCAAAATTCTAGCTTGCGCCGATATGCTATCATCCATTGCAAAGTATTCTTTGCTATCAGGGGCTTTAAATAAACGCTTTAATTCCGTCGTTACGTCCTTGGACATGCGCTCAATCAGCTTACGCATGCGCTTATTATAGCGAATTGCCACTGATACATTTGGATTTAGAGGTTGTGTTTTTTTGATATTCTTCATGCCACAAGTTCATAAATAACGAATTGGCTTTGTTGCGCTACAGTCACGTTGCCAGTGCCTCTAAAAACATAATAGTGCATACCAAATTCAGTTGGCAAATAATCCGCATGATATGCACCGCCTGTATCGTTTACGATTGCAGGGTTATCGGTGTTGCCGCTTGGTTTTTTGACGATACAAGTAACGGTAGTGGGGCTTATAGGCGCACCTGCAAAATCCGTGAATTGCACAGATAGCCTTACGATATTTTCTTCTAAATAGTGGTTAATTGTCATTGATTGAAGCCCCCGCCGTTTCAGATACTACGCTAATTTCTGCATTTTTATCACTGGTTTTTGCAATTTGTGCGCTGTTTGAAATTTCTGTATTCGGTGCATTATCCGAAACAGTGCCGAGCATAAGTAAGTCATAACTTGATGCCATAGATGACGATAACGATAAAATCGCGGATTGTGAGGACGCGCCAACACTTACGCCATCTAATAAATACTCACTGCCATTCGCCGTTATCTGCCTAGATTGCATCCTCATGTTGAACGCTAATAAGCTATCCAAACCCGCTTTAAATAAATATGCATCACTTGTTACTGCCCGCGCCTTGTTTTGGCCAATAAGCTGCAAATAACCGTCAACAGCAATAGACAGAACGCCACCAAGATAACCCGATACTGCCGTGAATAAGCTTTTAATCATGTGCGCGTCACCGTGGTTGTGGTTACTCCATCGCCTGTTATTTCAAGGTCAATCGTGCCAGTCGTGCGCGTTGTGGGCGTGACTGTCATGGGGTTATCAACGTCCAAACCTTGCAACTGCCACAGTTCAACAATTTTAGCCACAAGTGCGGGGTCAATACCACCGCTACCAGCACTATTAAGGAGCAAACCCATTGTACCCGCGCCCTGAAATTGGCTGCCCAGCGCTTGCCATACAGCAGCCGCAAGTCCTTCGGGAGTTAAATCACCAAACGACTTAATCGAGCATGAAATGTTGGCCATGGCATTAGCTTCGGCATCGGATATATCACCATGCCCAGTTAAGTTTGCAGCAGCATTGGCTTTGGCGGCTATCGACGATGATAATTCGCCTGTGCCTTCAATATCGCTTTCCATACCCCAAACGCCGTTTATATCTGCGACGGTTATTCCAACCCCAGTTAATGCAGCAGCGAGTATACCAGCAAGAGAACCGTCAAAATCAGTTGCGGCATTACCACTGATTGCGGCATCCATAAACAAAGCGCCGCTAATGTCACCATTTAAATCGCCGCCACCACTGGTATTAGAGGCCATATTGGCAGCAAGAATAGCTGCGCCCGATAAAGTACCGTTGCCGTTCAAATTCGCGGATATAATCGCAAGCATATTTGCTGATGCAAGCGTGATAGTTCCTGAACTAGTGATGGACGAAATGAGCGAGGCGAGAGCTGATATATCCGCGGTCAAATCACCGCTACCTGTAATGGTTGAGCCAATATAAACACCCGCCGCAATCTGACCTGTTAAATCACCACTGCCAACCATTAAACCGTTCGCAACCGATAACCGCCCTGCAACTTGCGGCAACATCCATGTGACGGGCGGGTAATAACCATCCGGCCTCCCAAATAAACGAAACGCCGTGGTTTGACCTAACTGGAATTGCACGCCGCGCAGAAGCCCTGATGTATTCCAATTTGACCGCGTGTTGAATTTCACCGTGCCAGTCGTTGCCCTCATGCAGTTTTTATTTAAAACGCTGTAGTTGCCGAGTAACATTCTAGCCCCATGCAGATTGTGCTGTACCAAATAGGGAACTGTTGATAGGTGAAGCCGCGCCAGCGTACATAAGTACGCTTAGACACGCACCATCATTAATGACTGGCATGGATGGGAACTGATTAACCAAATCACGTTCTCCAGCAACACCAAGCGTTGTAATGGGAATATCGCAGATGTGGCGGCATAGAACGATATTGTAAGTACCAGAAACCATCGTTGCAGATTGTGTGATTGTTTGGACTGAGAGAATACCAGTGTCGCCACCCGCAAGCGGCAAGAACGGCGCAAACTTACCAACGCCTGTACCTGATGTCATCACCGCACCGACGGGTGACGTTGTGTTGATGATTGGCAATGAAGGAAACGGCGGTATCGTGCGGCTTGTAACTAATGCCGGATTTGTATAATTCATGTTGAATGTTGGAGTACCAGCACCCATGACAACGCTTGGCACAATATAAGCCCTAACACCTTTACCATCGGCATAACGAGGTAATGTTTGCACGCCTAGAATGGTTTGTGCAGTGTTCAAAGTCACAGTTGTTACAGGAATATATGCCAAAATGTCAATCAAGCGCAATGTGCATGGGGCTACAGTCGCGGCGGCAGTAAATGCTGAAACTGTGATTAGATTTTTAACAAACGTGCTTACATTACCGCCATGCTGAATAAAATTAGCGCGTGCAGTTCCTGTGATAGTTTGCGCGGTGACGGTTTGTGAAATGTTGACGGTGTAAGTACCGCCGTTGTTTTGACCAGTACCAGTTCCCAACGCGGTAATATATGTTCCTGCGGTTACGCCAGAACCTGTCAATTCCATACCAACGGTAAAAATTCTACTGCCGTGCGTGGTATCGGTGAATGTTGTTCCTGAAATATTACCACCATTCGATGCGGTCACGGCAGTGTTGCTCGATGTATCAGTGACTTGATGGAATGTTAAATTAGTGCCTGAACCAATGTAGGAATCAGCGGCAGGATTCCCGCCGCCCTTGGATAAGTCATACCATTGACCAGCAACTTGCGCGGTCACACCAAGCGTATTTTTATTCCAATCCTGCAACCATGAACGGCCAGATGTGAATGCGTCAATTAATTGGTCGCCCGATTGAATAGTCATAGATTACCCCCAAACATAATATGCAATACCAGTGATAGATGAACCAGCAATATTCGCGCTGGGTAAACATATAAAATTCAAATAAGCATCCGGCTTAATTTCATTTAATTTTGTGTAGTCCACCACGTTGTCTTTTTCAACAGGTGCATCAATGCCCACAAGATTATGGTCTGAAATCTTTTTAACGAGAACCAAACTTATCAAGCCAACATCGGGGCTTTGATTATAAATTGCTTCGATTGACCGCACACCCCTATCACCTGCTTGCAAGGGCAAGAACGGCGCAGACGAACGTGCAGTGGCGGCGGACGATGTAATAATCGTGCCGTTCACCGTTTGCGTGTTGCATGAAATAAGCGGCGTGATGCGGTTTGGCACACCGTCGCTATTCGTGTACCGCACATAGAATTGTGGATTACCTACGCCGGATTGCGCGGCTACTTCAACGGCCATCATTTGCACGCCTTCACCTGTTGGGTATCGCGGCAGGGTTATTGTGTTTGTTGTTAGCTGTTCATCAACAATCGACATATCCATGAATGGATAATACATGAGATAATCACATAGTATTAACGGCAAATTAGCCATGCCAGCCGATAGCGGCATCATCATAAGTCTTTTGAGAAATACCTTTTCATTCGGCGGTGCAATTCCGTGATAAAACCCGCCATCCGTGCTTTGCGCTAACGCGATTGAAACCGTTGGGCTTGCGGCATAATAATTTGGTGTTGGATTGCCAGACGACATGGATAAATCGAACCAAATCCCAGCCGCCGTAGCTTGCGTGGGTGCTTTACGAAAACTGTAAGAACATTCCTTACCGTCAAGTTCATTTTGCGCGAGTGTTTTATAGTTAGGAATTGGCATTATATTCACTCACGATTTGCTGAATAGCAGTTGCAGCATTGTCTGGGTCGCTTGCCGCTATACTCATTACATGAGCAACAATCTCATTCAATGAAGCGTCGTTTTCGTTCTTAAACTTGTCAGCACTCGCCTTGAAATAGGCTATCTGTTGCGCGCTACTTACCATTATCTTTTGCCGCGAAAACAGATTGAAACATTTTCTTAATTCTCGCTAAAACCGCATCATATGTCCACGCGCCACGGAATGCGCCGATACCGCGTAAATGCACCTTAGAAAAGTCTAAAATAATAGTCGTATCTTCTGGGCATTTGCACATACGCATGTGTTCGCCTGTTGCTTTCGCAACGTAGACTTTTGCATTACATAATGAGCAGTAATAAGAACTCATTTAAGTTTCCGTTACGTTCAAGGTTGACGCGTTGAACTGCGGCTGAATGAGGTTAGATACAGCAAGCGAAGATGACAACGCACCAACGTATAAAATCTGCCCCGTGCCACTTGATGCTTTACCGATTGCTACATGGGTAACAGTTGCGCCTGTAACCCCACATTGGGGGAATTGAGCAAGGGCTGCATTCGCCGCAGCGTTACTCACAACAGCCCACCCTCCAACAGTCCGAGCTACAGCAATACGCGCATAGTTCGTGTATGCAGCCTCGCTTGACGTTTGATTACCCGATGCCGTTGGGTCTGCAGTGTGCAACGATAAATACAAATTGGTATTAGGCGATGATGCCGCATTATCAGCAAAATTGGCCATTGGCGTGGCATTGAAAATGAGCGCGAGTAATTGGTTTGCAGTCGTCGTTCCCTTTGGCATTTTATATCCCCTGTTTTTCGTTATTAAACTCGTTAAATTCTTCTTCCTCTTGAATATCAGGCAAAGGCAACTCTTCCATGACCATGCCGTTATATCCGCTATCTTTATCTTTGATTAATCGCTCGCGTTCATCGTGGCCATCAATAGCGCCGGACTGCACAAGTGCGTTGCCTGTTTGCGCTTTAATATGATTGATTTCAGCGGCTTCTTTCGCGCTTGGGCTATCAACAGAGTTCCAAGTGATTACGATTTCAAAAACCCTACCAAACTTAGGTATAATTTCACTTCGCATAAGCAATTCATGATGACGCTCGATTAACGTAGCCATGTCGTTTTCTTGAATTGTTTCTAATTCTTCGTGGTAGCTATCTTGCTCTTGCTGCCCCGCACTATCAAATCCCTTAGGTGACGTGCCAAGCAACTTAGTCGCAGGCACTCCAGCCGCGCTAGCAACTAACTGGTATTGCGTCATTATCAAGCTATCAAAATCACTTAACGCTGTATCAAATTGTTGCAATTCATCATCCATACCCACAATCTTTGCGCCGTAACTATCGCGTGTCGCAGCCCACCAGTTCATTTGTGATTTGAATTGTGCCTCGTTGGCTAATGCTTTTTCAACATCAAGCTTGATGACGGTTGTGCGCTTTGACATCGCCAATTGTGGGGCTTCATTCGCGGTCTTTTCGGCTGCATATACGCGTTCGGCAATCAACTGCGGCACTGGTATGCCGCCATACAGATAGCTTGGTTTTAGAATATCAGGAACTTCACCGTTACGGAAAATAACAAGGTGCGAACGATGGACACGTTTTCCGTTAATGCGCCACCAAGTGGGTTCGTAGAAATGCTTGGATGACGGGTCGCTTGCTGATTTATGGTCTAATTCTGGCGATACCCAGTACGGGTCAATCTGGGTTATTCCAATATAACTTCCAGCCGTCACACCATCAATGTTAAACGGCTTTTCGTAGTATCGCGGGTCTTCAGATTTGACCATGAACATTGCAATGCGAATACCAAATATGCGCCCCATTCGCACAAGTTCGATGCAATGTTTTTTTAGTGCAAATTTCTTATCGCGTTTTTTAATAAACTCAATGATTGCAGGGTCAACATCATCACCACCGTTAATTGATAATTCATAGCCATGACGTATAGCATCACGCGCAGGCATAGTGCACGCTTTGTTGATTAGCCAGTTCTGCGCCATAATCGCGCATGTTTGCCAGCCGATAAAACCCTGTGAAGCATACCAGTTGAATTGCGTATGCGGTACTACGTCAGTGCTTGTGATTTTGTTTTCGAACGCTTCATCCCATTCATCCATGCCCACGGTATTATCAACATCTTGTTTTGCATTGCGCTGGATGGATTTTGCTAGTGATTTAGCGCGGTCAAAGCGGGACGGTTCACGGATTTCAGCATCAGTTGAAAACAGGCCGTTGCGCTGTTGAATTGTTGGCGCTTGCTGTGATTTTTTGAACCAATTAAACATCTAAATTCCAAACAAACTAGAACGCCGTTTTATTAGGCGTGAAAGAGCATAACGCATTGCATCCATGCAGTGATTATGCTTATCAACAATATCCGGCAAAACTTCGCTGGTTAGCTTATCAATTTTGTGTGAATAAAGCAAAAGTTCATTTACTGTCTTTGGACATGACGGGCGAACTATGATTTTATCGAAGCTACCGCGTATGTATTCGATGCCGTCTTCAACGCTGCCCTTCCATTTTTCTACGCCTTCGATATTGAAACCTTTGGCCTTAACGTGACTGATTGTTTCAGGTCGTGCGTTATCGGCGTAAATTCTATATTTTCGGCAATCCGTAACTTTATCAAATAGTGCTGGTATATCGTCTAATTCTGTGTGTACGCCGTATGCCTCTTGGTCAATATAGAGATTATGCCCATGCACCCAGCATTTTACCAACACAGTAGGGTCAGTCGAGAAACCCCAATCTGCGCCGTAATATGGATGCCATGTAGCGGGGTCAGGCGTGAAATTATCCACAATCCACTTGCCGCGAAATATCTGGGCATCGCTTCTAGTGCTGCATTTTCCTTCCCAAACGTGCTGATAGCCGTCTGGGTCACGGCGTAACATCGCTTGCCGTTCCATCTCTAAAACGCTTGGAAACCATGGATTATCGCGCCAATTGATTTCAGTTATCTTGGCATTAGATGGCGCATCGTCAATTAAGCGCAGTTTTGTAGGGCTATCGGTGCGTTCTGGATTCCATGTCGCCCATATTTCGGAATTATCATTGCGGATTGTTGGAATTAAAACTTTCCATGAATTTTCCGATATATATTCAGCTTCTTCTAGCCAAACAATATCAATATCAGTCATGGATTTAATGGAATTTAAGTTATTCCAAAAGCCGCGATATAGGATTTCAGTGCCGTTTCTTCCAACAATTTTCTTATCTTGGCAGTCGTAAAAATCACGTAAACCTAGCGTATCAACCTGCTTGCATAATTCTGCGTGTACGCTGTCTTTGATGCTGTTTTGAAACTCGCGGCCACACAACAAACGCCGTGGTTTTTCTAAGCCTTTGAGTAACAGCATTTTTGCAAATGTTGCTGATTTTGCGCTGCCACGTCCGCCATGTGCGCCGCGATACCTAGCCTCGCCTTGAAATATCGGGATTAGCTTTTCGGGTATTTCAATCTGCATCTTGCTTATTAGCAGCCACGCCCACAACGTTAATTACAGGCGAGATATTTGAACCGTCCGCGTTTTGGATTTGCGTTGTGGATTTTGACTTACCCTCCACGCGGTCTAAGAGCGCATCACGTTCGCCGCGTAAATCATCATTCCCGCTTGCCGTAGTAGTCAGATTGCGGTCAATCGCACGCGCAATGTGCATAAACGCCATGGCATCCATTGGATGAACGCATATTTTTGCAAGCTTCTTTTCGTCCGAAACTATTGCAAGTATTTCCTCGGTTGTGTAATTTTCAGTGAGCTGGGCAACACGCGTTGCATAAGGTGTCCATATAGATGTTGGCCTTCCTCCAGCGTTCAAAACACTGCCTGCTTTTATTTTCCCGTTTTCGTCGCGCTCAACTGCCATCTCTGCTGTCATATCCTATTGAAATTAATAAACGAATTATAATTACTTTCAACATTTTCGGCAACAAAAATATAGTGTTGCAAAAATACTCGCTAGGTACAGCCCTAAATTTTACCGTTCAAACCGGAAGAGGAACGTTCACATTCAGGAAATTTTTGCCTATTTTTTGTGCATTAACTAAAATTAATTTGTTAAAAAATAGTCGTTTGAAAGTAATTATAAATCAATAATAGTAGAATGAAAGTAAATAGTAAAAAAACAAAACTAAATTATTCATTACGATGACAGACTGAAACCGTCACTAAACCGTCACTGAAACCGTCACCTAACTTTTATCCTTATATATCATATACTTATTTATTACGGTGACAGTATGACAGTTATTATTGATTATAAATGGAAAAGTGATGATTTAGAGGAGGTAGGGTAGGTTCATAAAAGATGCTATATGGAAAAGTCTGTCACTACCGCAACACTGTCACTAAATCATATGAGAATTGAACTAAAGTTAGTGACAGTTTCTATAATATAGATTTTGCGTAAAATTATTTACTTTCATTTTATCTACGTAGAAGTAATTATTATTTACTTTCAATCATAATTGAAATACTGCCTAAAAATTAATCAAACGCAGAAAATTGGTGACAACTAAATCCGTGAATTGCTTTCAATCTCCAACGTTCTTAGCGTTAGCATCTGGGGCTAGGCCGCGCAGCCGAAAATATGTTGCTGAGACATATGCCCCACCATCAGCTCAGTGCCTACTCAGCGGGTCGATAATGAATGAAAATGAATTTTATAATGCCGTTACGGCGCAAGGGTTTAATTGCGGCAAGGTCGTGGCCGATGGGAAATTTCACCGATTCGATGTCGTTAAAGGCGATAAGGCTGGTTATTACAAACTCACACCGGACGGTTTTGGCGTATACGGCAACTGGAAAACAGGCGAACAGTTCAAATTCTTTGCAGGGCGCACTGAAAATTTAACAGAAAAAGAACGCCAAGACCTTAAAGCCGCATATAAGGCACAACAACGCGCCGCCAAAGAGAAGATTGAAAACGATAACGCCAAGGCCGCAAACGAAGCTAGGCGTATCTGGGATGCTGCAAACGAAGCCACAAGCCATCCCTACCTAGAAAAAAAGCAAATCGCGCCACACGGGCTTAAAATTGATGATAAGGGTAATTTGCTTATTCCAATTTATGAAGGCGAGAAATTAGTTAATTTACAAAGAATTGATAAAAACGGCAAAAAGCTATTCGTTTACGGTGCAAAAAAACGCGGCTGTTATTCTTTAATCGCAGGAACACAAGGCGTTATTTTTATTTGTGAGGGGTTTGCCACGGGGGCAAGCGTAAACGAAGCCACGGGGGCAATGTGCATCGTTGCGCTAGATGCTGGCAATCTGTTGCCTGTAGCTAAGGCTATTCGGAATAAATACGGCTTAGGTCAAAAGATAATAATAGCTGCCGATAACGACCAGTGGACTGTAATTAAAGATGAAACAATAAACGTAGGTATCAAGGCCGCAAATGAAACATCCTATGCAATCGGTTGCGAAGTAAAATTCCCGAAATTTCATAATGATGATGCCGATAAAAGAACCGATTGGAATGATTGGGCAAGCGGCTTTGGCTTGCAATCCGTCAAAGATGAATTAATGCCGCATGAAACTGCGCTCATGGTTGCCGAAAAAAAATCTATGCCGGATATAATGCCGGAATTAATTTTAAACGAAAACGGAAAGCCAAAATGTATTATTGATAATTTAAAAAACCTGTGTGACATGCACGGTATTATTTTGCGTTATAACGTCATAAAAAAAAGTGAGGAGATTTTAATACCGAATGAATTTTACAGTTTAGATAACAGCCTCAATGCAAGCTACGCTCATGTGCTTTCTTTGTGTGAGATTAACGACATGAGCACAAAGCACATTGGAGATTATATGACCAACATTGCCGATAAAACGCCATACAATCCTGTTGCTACGTGGATTGAATCCGCACCGTGGGATGGCGTAAGTCGATTGGATGAATTTTATGCCACAGTGAAATGTACGAATGAGCCGTTACGCGATATTATTTTAAAAAAATGGATGATTAGCGCAATCGCAGCGGCGTTTTCGCCATACGGCATATCCGCGCATGGTGTTTTGGTATTTCAAGGCCAGCAGTATTTAGGCAAAACGTCATGGTTTAAAAGCCTAGTGCCAAAAGAATTAGAGGCGATTAAAGATGGTTATATTTTGCGTTTGGATGATAAAGACAGCGTCTTTCAATGCCTATCACACTGGATGGTAGAACTTGGTGAATTAGAAGCCACGTTTAAAAAATCTGATATTGCCCAGCTTAAAGCGTTCATCACAAGCGATAAAGATATTTTACGTCGCCCTTATGCCAGAAAAGAAAGCGTTTACCCACGCCGCACGATATTTTTTGCATCCGTAAATCAGAAAGAATTTTTATTCGATGAAACAGGTAATCGGCGGTTTTGGGCAATTGAAGCACTGGCCTTGAATTATAACCACGGCCTGAATATGCAGCAGATTTGGGCGGAATTTAAAGTGTTATATGATTGTGGTGAAAACTGGATTATGAGCTTTGAAGAAAACGAACTCATAAACACAAGCAATGAAGAATTTACGGGCGCGGATTTTCATGACGAGTTGGTTGCCAGTAAATTCAACTGGAACGATTACAGTATGTTTGATGATGTATGGAAAACCGTCACCGAAGTTGCATTATTTTTAGGAATACAGAATCCGAAACAACAGGATTTAAACCGCGTCGCCAAAGCTGTGAAAAAGTATAACGGCGATAAGTCAAAACGTGGGGCTGGGGGCGTGAGATTAGTTTGCGTACCGTGGCGTGATTGAGTTACGCGATTATCAGCATGAATTGATTGCAGATACCCGTGCAAGCCTTGCCGTGCATAACAGCACGGTTATGCAGCTTGCGACGGGCGGGGGGAAAACACTAACGACAGGATATATTGTAAAATCAGCAATCGAAAAAGGGCGACGTGCGATATTTTGCGTTCACCGAATTGAACTGGTTAATCAAACGAGCGCGGCGTTTAATAAGTTAGATATTCCGCATGGATTTATTACCGCGCAAGATGATTATGATAGTTCAAAATTGGTTCACATTGCCAGCATAGACACGTTACGCCGCAGATTAGATGACGTTATCCAGCCTGATTTACTGATTATTGACGAAGCCCACCGCGCCATGGCTGAAACGTGGCAGAAAGTAATCAACCACTGGCCGAATGCTAAGAAGTTATTGATTACAGCAACGCCCGAACGTCTTGACGGGAAAGGCTTGAAACACGTAGCGCAGGATTTAGTTTTAGGAAAATCTACGCGATGGTTGATTGACCACGGATACTTGACCATGCCGCGTTCGTTCGCGCCAAGTGAGCCGGATTTGACGGGCGTGAAAACAACGGCGGGTGATTATAAAATAGATGACCTTGCGATGGTCATGGATAACAGTTCCATCACTGGCAACGCTGTCACGCATTACAAAAAGCACTGCGATAATATGCAAGCTATTGTTTTTGCCGTTACGATTGAACACTCAAAAAATGTCGTTAAAGAATTTTTAGATAATGGCATACCTGCAGCGCACTGCGATGGTTCATTTAGTAAAATACAGCGCGAAGATATTATCGAGCGTTACAGATACGGCGAAACGAAGGTCTTAAGCAACGTAAATTTGTTCACGGAAGGGTTTGACGTTCCGAATGTACAGGCGGCTATACTGTTACGCCCCACAAAATCACTGGCCATGTATTTGCAAATGGGTGGACGTGCATTGCGTCCAGTCTATGCCGATGGATATGACATACAAAATCAGCAAGGTAGATTAGATGCGATTGCTAATGGCCATAAACCATTCGCAATAATACTTGACCACGCTGGGAACACTAAGCGGCATGGGTTATTGCACATTGAGCGCTCATGGTCACTAGAAGGAAAAAAAGGGCGGCCTAAATCCAAGATTGTAAACTCAACCTGCGAAGTTTGTTTCTGCACATGGGAACGCAAGCCGAATAAGCCGATTGCTTGCCCTGCATGTGGATGGATGCCAGAGAAAAAAGAGAAAGAAGGTGCAGAATACGTAGAGGGTGATTTGCAAGAAATTACTGAACAAAATAATCCATGGGCATGGGCAAAAACATCATCACTCACCAAGGTTATGTCACACGTTAAAACCAGAAAAGATTTACAAGATATAGCCAAGGCACGCGGCTATAAACATGGCTGGGTTTTTTATAAAGCGAAGGAGCTAGGCTTATGAGCGAGACAGATTTGCTTAAAAAAATTGTTGCCGCGTTATGCAAAAACTTCCCTGATGGTTTATGGATACGTCGGAATGTTGGCGGCGTTAAAACAGAAAACAGATTTATAAAATTTGGTGTTTCTGGCCAAGCTGATATTCAAGGAATATATCAAGGCCTAGCGTTTGAAATTGAAGTAAAAACAGAAAAAGGAAAACAATCCGAATCTCAAAAGAGATGGCAGCAAGCAGTTGAACGTTGCGGCGGCTCTTATATTCTTGCCCGTGACGTGGATTCTGCGATTAATTCTGT